TGTCATCATGCTCCCTTCGTTTCTAGCAAGACGGTGATCTCGTCTATGAGCGTTTCGGCAAGCTCGTTCTTCGTGGGTATCTCCCCGGTCTGCTCGATGTGTTCCGTGACCTCGAAAGCGAACTCGTCCCTTGTTATCAAGTCCCATACGCCTTGATCGCCAAGCAGATCGCTCAACTGCTCATCTACGATCTGCCCTGCGTCTCCGATGTGCAGAACGAGGTCGATTCTGTCTGTCAGTTTCATTCCCAATCCTCCTTGTCGATGGGTCCGTCTGTCGGTGATGTCAGAAATGTGCCGTCCTTGCCTTCGATAACTGCGTACCGATATGCGGTGTCGTGCTGCTGGAACCAGTAGTACGCCCATTCCTTTGCGAAGTGCAGATAGTGAAATCCCCTGTACGCGACGGGATTGGCGAGCGTGCCTTGATAGTCCTTTCTGTGCTGCTCGATCGTGACTAGGAACTCAGGCAACACCGTCACGGTTTCGCCCTTGTAGTTCTTCATCGTGTGCATCCCTGTGGGTCGAGTCATTGTTCCTCCTTTCAGAAGTTGTAGTCGTAATGCTCGTACCGACCGGCGGTGACAGGCTGACCCTTCGAGCCGCCGACGAAGTAGTGGTTCCGTTTCGCTGACCAGTTCGCTTTGACGATGCTGCCGTCAGCGTTCTGTGTGATCTCCCATCTCTGCCCTTGTGGGCTTTCAGTGTGACCGGCGAAGCCACCGGAGATGAAAGTGTCCATCGCTTTGTTCGACCGAACTGCTGCGTCTCTCTGCAACACAATCTGTAGACCGCCTCTGGCGATGTCAACGATCGTGTACGAGTGGGAGTCAGTCCAGAGATGAACAGATGCGCCGTTGCCGATCTGTGCTGTGTCTGGTGTGAGCTTCATTTCGTTCCTGCCTTTCTGTAGAGTCTTTCGATTGTGGTGATCTCTGCGATCTCAGAGTGAGCTACCGAAACGAGGTAGTTCTTCGAGTAGTCAGCCTTGAAGAACACTGGTGCTGACTGGTTGATCCGCTGGACGTTCACTGTGACGAACCGACCGCCACTTTCGACAACCTCGTTGACGAGCATCCTCCGTCCCGACTTCATCACCAGAACCATTGTCTCGTACTTGATCGCTGCTTGCGCCCGGTTCATTAGAAGCCGCCGTTCTGACCGGCGAAGTACATGCCGATCGTTGTGCCACCGGCAGCGATGAACCGAAGTGTGAAGATGATGAGGTCGGCGACTTTGCCGTTTGAGAATGGTCCGATGGGCGAGACGGTGAGGGTTGTGGGGGCGAAGTTCATGGTGGCTCTTTCGTGGGCGCTGCTCTGTGTCATACACTTATATCCTACCATCGTGTCATACATATTGCAAGCTCACAATGCAGATTCCTCCTAATTCCTTTCGAGCGACTAACCTCCGCTTCTGTGGTGTCGGCTGTGTCAGTTGTTGGGTTCCTCCTTCTGCTGACACAGCCACCCATCTGAAAGGAGGAACGATGCCGAGCGCAAGACCGATACGCACAACGAAGCTCGTATCGCTCGCAGATATTCAGCCTCATCCTGAGAATTACAATCACGGCGACCCTGACGCGATCGGTGACTCGCTCGATCGACACGGACAGTTCAGAGCGATCGTCGTGTCAGAAGTGACGGGGAACATTCTTGCTGGTAGCCACACGTTCATCGCAGCGAAGCAGAGCGGCGATCTGAAGATGCTCGCACATCTCCTACCGAATCTGACAGCGGAGGAAGAAATCAGCATCATGGTTGCCGACAACAGGATCGCCGACCTTGCACACACAGACGATCATATTCTCGCCGGTCATCTTCAGACGCTCTCAGAGTCGGAATCAGGTCTTGTCGGGACAGGTTGGGACGCTGACAACTACGACGATCTCATGTCCGATCTGTGGCCTTCTCAGACGTTCGAGCAAGACGACGACGGCAAGTACACACGCAAAGTCGAGTCGCCGGTATATGAGCCGACAGGTGAAAGACCTCCCATCGCTTCGCTGACCGACTCCACGCCGACTGACAACCTGCGCGCCGACATTGAAGCTGCTGATCTCACAGACGACGAGAAGGTGTTTCCGCTTGCCGCTGCCAGCCGACACACCGTATTCAGATATGACAACATCGCGAACTACTACGCACACGCACCGGCAACTATTCAGCGGCTCATGGAGGACTCTGCGCTCATCATCATCGACTTCGACGCTGCGATCGAACGCGGGTTCGTGCAACTCAACGAAACGACAGCGGCACTATTCAAGTCCGAGTATCCAGATGCGTAAGGACTTTGCAGCGTTCATCCTCACCCACGGACGACCCGACAATGTAATCACCTACAAGACGCTGCGACGCGACGGCTACACAGGTGACATCTTCATTGTCATTGACGACGAGGACGACACAGCAGACGCGTATCACAAACGGTACGGCGACGAAGTGTTGACGTTCAACAAAGCAGAGATCGCTACGACGTTCGACACAGGTGATCTGTCAACGCGTGACCGTCTCTCGATCGTGTACGCACGCAACGCTGTCTGGAAGCTCGCAGAACAGGTTGGTGTCAGATACTTCATTCAGCTTGACGACGACTACACGGCGTTCTCGTACAAGATGGTCGGTGTGAAACACGACGCAGCACGACCCGACTACTGGCATGGGTGGAAGTTGAAACGACTCGACGCTGTGTTCGAGATGATGGTGGTGTTCCTCGAGCAGACACCCACGAAGTCGATCGCTCTGGTGCAGGGCGGCGAACAGATCGGTGGCGCATCGAGTCACATGGGTCTATGGAAGCTGAAACGCAAGGCGATGAACTCCTTCATCTGCGACGTTGAGCGACCCTTCACATTCGTAGGACGTATCAACGACGATGTGAACACCTACGTTCAGCAGGGCGCGACTGGTTCACTGTTCTTCACATACTCTGCGCTGCGACTCGACCAGATCGCGACGCAAGACAATCCCGGCGGCATGTCCAGCACCTATCGAGACACCGGCACCTACATCAAGTCGTTCTACTCAGTCATGTACGCACCGTCGAGTGTCACGATCCGGACGATCGGCTTCGTGTCACCCCGGTTGCATCACCGTGTCCATTGGAATCATGCTGTACCGAAGATCGTTGCAGAAACACATAGGAGGTTGAAGTGAAAGTACTCGTCACAGGCGGCACAGGATTCATCGGCACAAAGGTCGTGGAGAGACTGATCGAGCAGGGTCACACACCGCTGATACTCGATCACCACAATCGGACAATCTCTCAACGCTACGCACTCGCCACGCCAGAGATCGAAACCTTCTACGGAGACATCAGAGATGACATCACTGTGGAAGAAGCCGTATCCCACGCTGACGGTGTGATTCATCTTGCTGCTGTACTCGGTACGCAAGAAACTATCGCGAACCCACGACCGGCGGCGCACACGAACATTCTTGGCTCGCTCAACGTGTTCACAGCGGTGCATCATTACGAGCTACCAGCGGTCTACATCGCTGTCGGCAATCACTGGATGAACAACACATACTCGATCTCCAAGACAGCAGCCGAACGGTTCGCGCTCATGTTCAACACAGAACTCGACACACGCATCGCCGTCGTCAGGGCGCTCAACGCATACGGTCCCGGTCAAGAACCGACAGCACCGTGGGGAACATCGAAGGTTCGCAAGATCATGCCAGCGTTCATCTGCCGCGCCCTCGACAAGCAACCCATCGAAATCTATGGGGACGGGGAGCAGATAACCGACATGATCCATGTCCGTGACGTTGCAGCGATACTCGTAGACGCGCTCACAACAGATCACGGCATTTACGACACTGTTCTCGAAGCAGGAACAGGTAGAGAAACGTCAGCGAACGAGATCGCCGATCGTGTCATCCACGCTGCCGGTATCGGATACGTCAAACATCTACCGATGCGTCCCGGTGAACCTGAACAGTCGATTGTGCTTGGCGATCCGACGACGCTTGCACCGATCGGATGGGACGAGAGCCGTATGATCCCACTCATCGACGGGATACGCGAGACAGTCGATTACTTCCGAGAACGGTACTTCAACGACAGTGAATAGATAGCGCTGAATCATGGCGAGCAAGAAATCTGACCCAACGGCGGCTGGCAAAGCTGCAAAGCGAACGGAAGTGTCGAAGCGTCGTCGCGACGTTCAAGGTCTTGCGCTTGCGTATGTGTCACAGTCTGCGATCGCTGAACGACTCGGCGTGTCTGTCGGCACGATCTCGAACGACATGAAAGTAATCCGAACCGCGTGGCAAGCCGAAGCGATACTCGACAGGAAAGCAGCAGCCGTCCGTGAAGTCCATTCCCTCGATCGCTTAGAGGCGAATCTGTGGTCGCAGTTCTTGAACGTCACGACACGACGAGTACGGGTCACGAAAGCGAACGGCGACGAATATCAGTTTGAGGAACCGTTGGTGTCTGTCGCTGACAAGACACGAACAGCAACCGTCATCCTCAAGACGAAGGAACGACGAGCGAAGCTGCTCGGGCTGGACGAACCCGATGTGTTGGAGATACGGTTGACATCAGAACAGGTGCAAGCAGAGATCGCATACTTGAAGGAGAAACACAGCTATGACGGTCCTCGCGCCCTCCCCGAATAACGCGTCAGAGGACGAGCTTGAAGAACTCGCTGATCTGCAACTCATGGACGCCGGTATCCCACCGTGGGAACCGCTGCCGCATCAGATCACACCGGAAGGTGACTGGTTCTTCTGGCTCATGGAAGCAGGACGGGGCGCAGGCAAGACAGCGACCGCAGCGCATTATGTGAAGGATCATCTCAACGGTCCAGCGTGCATCAGCGAAGCGTTGCCGCATCGTGTCGCGCTGATCGCACCGACATTGGGTGACGCGATCGAGTCGGCTGCGCTCACTGACATGGCGCTCGTCAGACTTCAAGCCGGCGCGACGTTCACACAGTCGGGTGGCGGTTCGATGGTGAAGTGGGCGAACAAGTCGCAAGTGAGACTGTTCGGGACACACAGCCGTGAGGACGTAAACCGTCTGCGTGCCGGCGGCAACAGATGTCTCGTATGGGCAGAGGAACTCGCGTCGTGGAGCTATCTCGAGGAAGCATGGTCAGACATGATGTTCGGTCTGCGTCTCGGACCGAACCCACGGATCATCGCGACGACGACACCGAAACCTCGACCGGCGTACATCGCTATTCGTGCGACAGCGAAACCGATCACTCACGCAACGACGTTGGAGAATCCGAATCTGAACGCAGAGCAGAAGGCGCGTCTTGTCGAGTTGTACGACGGCACGACAATCGGTGAGCAGGAGCTATACGGCAGACTGATCGAGGAGGCTGAGGGCGCGATCTGGTCGATGCGACTCATCGAAGATCATCGGCTCGACCCTTCTGTGCTGGACGAGCTAGACGACGGTTTGAGCGTACTTCAACATGCGCGGGTCGTAGTAGCTATTGACCCTCCCGGTGGTGCTACAGAAGCCGGTATCGTCATCGCAGGGACGATCAGGGATTGCCCATGTGACAGTGACGCACCGAAGCCGCATTTCTCGGTGTTGGAAGACTTGTCAGGGAAGTTCACACCGGAAGTGTGGGCGAGTCGTGCTGTCGATGGGTTCGAGAGATGGGAAGCAGATCGTGTCGTTGCTGAAATCAACTACGGCGGCGACATGGTGAAATCAGTTATCAAGACTGTCGATCCGAACGTCCCGTATCGTGGTGTCAGGGCGACGCGGGGCAAGAAGATCAGAGCCGAACCGATACTCGCTTTGTATGAGCAGGGACGGGTACATCACATCGGCATCTTCGCACCGCTAGAGTCAGAGATGGTGACATGGGTTGAAGCAACGTCAGACTGGTCACCGAACCGACTCGACGCTCTGGTGTGGGCGATCTCGGAACTGTCGAAACGGAAGGAATGGATCGTCGGATGAGAACCGCTACGCTACGTCGAACCCTTCTCATGGAGAACAGATGAATCCCATTCGAGATTTCTTTACTGGTCTGAAAGCTGCTCCCGTCAATCGCATCCCATTCGCACAATACGGCACCGGCGGATGGGCGCATGTGTCACCGTCACGACTCGATCTCGCAAAGGTCGGTGACGGTCTAGGGAACTCTGCTGTGTTCGCCACTGTCGCGTCGCTAGGTCGAGCGTATGCTGAACCGACGATCCGTGAATACGAACGTATCGACTCTGCATGGGAGATCGTAGAGGACTCGTTCGTAGCGAATCTGCTCGCCGATCCGAACCCTCACATCGAAACAGAACTCATGTTTGCATACGAGGTCGCAGCGATCGCATCGACAGGTTCAGCGTTCTATCACAAGACACGCGACGGTCTAGGACAGGTCATGGAACTCTGGCCTTTGTACCCGTCATACATGCGACCCGACACCAACAGCGCTGAAGATTTCTTGACACACTGGTTGTATCAAGTCCCCGGTGCGATGGAGGTCAAGATTCCTGTCGAAGATGTTGTTCAACGTCGCTGGCAGATCGACCGCAGAGATCATCGCCTCGGGTGGTCGCCGTTGAAAGAAATCCTGATCGAGATTCTGCAAGATCAGGAAGCTGCGAAGTTCTCGACAGCGCTGCTCACGAATCTGGGTGTCCCCGGTGTCGTACTGTCACCGATGGACACAGAAGACCCCGGTCCTGCCGATCCTGCTGCGATCTCCGCAGAGTTTCAGCAACGATTCTCTGGTGAGAACAGAGGGCGACCGTTCGTGTCGAACCGTTCGATGAAGGTAGATATTGTGTCGTTCAATCCTGACCAGATGGACTTGACAGCGTTGCGTCGTGTACCGGAGGAACGCATCACCGCAGCGCTAGGTTGGCCAGCTATTCTCGTCGGCTTGGGTGCCGGTCTGACAGCGACATCAGGTACGGGTGAAGCTCGAACGCTACGCGAGTTCGCGACAGAGCAAGCTCTGATACCGATGTGGGGTGCAGCAGGGAAACAGTGGACGAATCAACTTCTATACGACCCCGCGTACGGGGCGAAGAATCTGAAGCGACAGATGCGGTTCGACTTGTCAGAAGTCAGGGCGTTACAGACTGACGAGGACGATCTTGTGAAACGGCTCGACATTGCGATTCAGGGCGGTTGGGCTACTGTCGCTGAGGGTCGTCGTGCGATCAACCTTCCTGTGCTGCCGGTGCATGATGTGTTCCTTCGTGCGATCAACTCGGAAGCGATCGGCGAACGCGAAGATGCGACGATAGAGGTAGACGATGAGGTAGCCGATGCCGACAGCAGCAGCGAGGCGTAGAACCAAGCTAGACGAATCTGTTGCCCGCGGATTCACACCGCCGATAGCGCGAGTCCTCCGTCGAGAACAGAAACGTGTCGAACGGGCAACATCAGAGCGACAGATGATCGCCGCTGTACGCGAGTCAGAATGGGTCGCCGTCATGCGGCTGATCTGGCTGTCGAAGCCGATCATGGATATATGGGACGACCAGCAGCGCGCCCTCGGTACAGACGTTGCAATGTCGCGTGAAGATCGTGACGAACTCGAAGCGATCGCAGTAGAACACGGCAAGCAGATCGCAGCGACACGGCGCGACAGGATCAAGCGACGCTTCGATGACTGAGCGCCTGACTGACCCTCTCTCCCCGTTACGGACGTTCCGTTCAACACAACGGAAGGTGATGCGTGAACTGTATTCGGACGTTACAGATCAAGCGTCACGCATGGCGTTCACCGAAGCGTTGCAAGCAACCGAAACTGTCCGCTATCAGTCTGCACGCGCCGGTCACGACACCGGGCAGATACGAGTCAAGAAAGTCTGGTTCACACAAGGCGACAGTCTGGTGCGATCGACGCACGCTGCCGTCAACGCCCAGTCCCGTTTCATGCGAGCAGGGAGAACGAACAGCCGACGCAGGGGTGAACGTGTCCGTTCGACATTCAGAGTC